CTAGTGGCCACGGTCCGCACACGTTGCCAAGGTGTGGTGAAATAAAACTCTGACGACAAGACTTTTGGATCTATCTCAGACCGACCATTGAATAGACTCAAACCATATTAAGCTTTAGAACGATTCTTACGACCTTTCCTATTCTTCTTCTTAGGTTGAGATCTATTCTTACCTCTAACCACCTGCCTACGGGCAACTTCTACACCTGACTTAACCATTGGATAAGCAGTGGATAGAATAGGCCCAGCATAAGGGATTAAAGGTAAAAGAGAGGGTAACACTACATCCATAACTTTAAGAACAGTTCTCCAGAAATCACCTTTAGCATTCTCACTTACTGGAACTCCCGCAGGTAGTTTCTTAAGTATACTATAATATAAAGCTATAGCATTAGCATCATAAGGAGTACCTTGTGTAGCCAAATTCAAATAAGTAGTATCATTAGGTGTAGGAGCTATCTCCCATGTCAAATTCACTGTAACTTGCATAACATCTGTTGGCGCCAATCCAGAAAAATAAGCACCTGACGTATTCCAAGGTACAGGATCAATCCTATGTCCAGATACTGAATAACCTACCTGTGGATAATCACAGGCTGTAGCAAAAGCAGTATCAGCATCATCATTATAACAACGAAGAATACGCTCACCCCATTTGGTAGGCACAAAGGGATTTTGATCACCCATCATACTACAAACTACATAACAGCCTCTCTTAGCTTCCCAAGATCGACTATTAACAACTCGTCTAGCTTCATTCATATTACCAGGTGGTGAATCAGAGGCAACATACCACCTAAACTCAGGATTAGTTGCTGTGATGGTTTTAAGGCCATCAGTTACTTGGGCAGCTAACCCTTTCTTAGGTTGCAAAGCTTCTTTCTCGGTCTCAACATTATAATAAGTTAACAATTCCTCATCATAATTGATCTGGTTTTGCCTATAAACAACTACATTACCAGCCCTATACAACTCAGGCCCAACACTATGAACTTCAAAGCCCATAGCAACGAGTCTGTGTGGCATATACCTAGTAGTCATTTGATCATAGACAGAAAAAGGAGTCCACGTATAAGTTCCCCAATTTGCAATCATAGCATCGCCAGATACAGCATTAGGTATACCTAAATAGATTCCTGTTTCACCAGTCCAAGCATTAATTAATCCCCAGTTAACATTCGAGTTAGCAGGAAGAGGATTAATATTTCCTGACGGGTAAACATTGTTAACAATAGTATCACTAATAAACCCAACTTGCTTACAAGCTTCAGGCAATGTGAACACATGTAGATCCCAATTCTGGTCTGCACCAAATGAAGAAGTAACCTCTGCCATCATCTTATTATGAACAACAATAGTATTTCTAAGCTCTGTACCAGGATAACCAGCCAAAGGTGTATTAACATCATGAAATGGATCAAGAGCATTAATCAACCACAACTGAGCTTTATCAGAAATACCATGCTTTACCATTCGAGCAATAGCTTTAGATTTGAAATCTGAAGTTTCCATTCAAAAACAAGATATAGTGTATATGTATTATAAGATCTATACGTTCCCTCCCACTCCACGTAAAGCACCCCTTAATGATTGTGAATAAAGCACAGCTTCCTTCACATAAGAATAAATGGTATCCCAATCAGGATGTCGCTGATAATCATAACAAAAATGAGCAACATCCTCAACTGTCATCTGAGAATGAAAAAGATTATACAAAGACTTCATCCAATTCAATGGATAAAATTTATTTGCATAAAACCTATGAGAACAAAATTCAAAAGTCCCTTCTTCAGTCTCATACATTTTAAGACGTATGCCTAAACTAAGGTACTTTGAAACAGCATCAGGCACAAACCTTTCAACTGAATCATCACCCATAGTCATGCCCATAGACCCTATTGCTAAGATCAAGGACAAACGCATACGAGAATTTGAAGAACTCGTAGTATAAGCTCCTGAGAGCTGCATACCATCATTCTCCTGTAAGTAGACCAAACCATCAGTAGTCATAAACAAAGGATGATTAAACACCTCTTCTTGAACATCCATTATACGAAAAAGTCTACGTTCAACTGATTCAGGTAGACAATACTCTTTC